TCTTCCTGTAGAGGTCGAGCCAAATAAGACTGTTTTGAATATATTTGGGCAACTCGATTATGGTAGAGACAAATACCGTAAGTACACAGACTATGTTGCTCTCACAAAAGCATTTGATGAGATCCGCAATAAGTATCACAACAAATCACTCGCATTCCCATATGGGTTTGGCTGCGGATTAGCAAATGGCGACTGGAATATTGTTGAAAATATGATTAACACATACTTTGCGGATATGGATGTCACTATTTACAGACTTTCAGCAAGGAGCGATGAGGTATGAAACTATATTTTCGCAATAGCCAAGCTAAATTCCGCCACATTGCTAATATCGACGGCAGAAAGCCAGACAAAGAGATTGCCAAACAGATCGTTGCAAAAATCAATGAATTTTGTAATGAACGAAACTTCAAGATTTATTACA